GAAGAAAGGTTGATTAAAAGCAAATACAATCTTACTGACGAACAATTAAATTGGCGCAGGTGGGATATCGTGAATAATTGCGCGGGCAATATAAATAAATTCAGGCAAGAAAACCCAGGCTGTCCGGAAGAAGCCTTTATAGCTACCGGAGATTTGTTTTTTAACCGTGAGGCGTTAAAATTACAGAAGGCGAAACCGCCGTTGGCTGTGGGGAATATCGTCAAAGAAGAAGGCAGGTATATCTTTCGTGAAGACCCCGCGGGGCTGTTTAAGATTTATGAGTTTCCAAAAAAGAATGAACAGTACGTTATAGGCGGCGATCCTGCGGAAGGGCTGGAACACGGAGATAAGTCAGCTGGCATTGTAATCAATAAAAGGTCCAATAAAACAGTCTGCGCTTATAACCACAACGTCCCGCCTGAAAGGTTCGAGGAAGACCTGATTAGGATGGGGTATTATTATAATGAGTCAATCATTGCTTGCGAGAGTAAGGGCTATGGCACTTCAGTCAATCAGGGATTATACAAAAGGTATGGCAAGGTTTATCGCAGAATAAGGACTAAAACAGGAATTAAAGAACAGACTATGGAGTTGGGCTGGAATACTAACAGCTCAACCCGTCCGCAGATGTTGGCGCAATTAGCCGAAGAAATCGCGGAAGGCTCAACGGAACTGGTGGACAATAGCCTGATCAGCCAGAGCTGGACTTTTATCAATAACACCAAGCGGGGACAGCCTGAAGCCGAGAAAGGTAAATCGGACGATATGGTGATGGCCAGGGCAATCGCGGGGCAGGTCAGATTAGAACAGCCGTATAAAGAGCGGTTTATTCCCCGGGCACGAGTGAAGCGTTTCAGGGGATTGAGCGGGTATTAGATGAGAAAATTATTTAATTTTATAAGAACTCATAATGTGAATAGATTTTTATGGCAATATTTTTATGCTTTATTTATCTATAAAGGCGATAAAGTGGAAAGAGTGATAGATATAAGAATCTCGGAACTATCAAACGGTAAGAACATTGACCTTACCACAGACGGAATAGGAGGATTTAATGGGCGATAATGGAGACTTAAAAACACAGCAAGAAAAAGTGAATAGTCCTGTTTTAGGGCAGGCGGAAACCGTAAAAGAAGAAATCAAAAAAGAAACTCCACCTATACCTCCGACAGATTTTAAGGTTGCCGAAATCTGGATAAGGAACGGCCGGTGTATGATAGACGCTCCTCCGGAATTCTGGCAGGATAAATGCCGCGCGTTAGGATTGTTAGAATATTGCAAGGATATTGTGAAGGAAGCAAAAATGCAATCACCGAAGATAATACCCGCGCAAGACGGTATGCTGAATTTTGCCCGTAAGATTTTTAGGAGAAAATAATGAATAAAGCGAAACAGGAAAGAATAAACAAACAATTCATTAAACTGCAAAGAGATCAGAAGGAATTCAATGAAGCGCTGGGAGACCCCGAAGCGATAGCCGATCATCTTCTCAAAACAAGAGGGGAAAAACCCTTTTGGCAATATTCCGAATTCAAAAAGAAGAAGGCTGTCAAAGGTAATGCCGGCGGTAAAGTAAATATATTGGAAAGAGTCTGATATGCCGATACCAAAAGTAGGCCGAGAAGACGAATTGCGAGATTATGTTATCCGGGAAGTTGAGGAATCGGCCGGTTATCAACAGTCAAGGATAGATGAAGTCAAAGAGTATTCCAGGCGCTATGAGGCCAAGAGGTCTATCTCCGGATTGTTAGGCTGGGGTGAAGACCCAAAGAAGAACCCGAAAGACGAACCTTGGCCCGGGTGCGCGGATGTCGGTATCCCCATTGACGCGTTTACCATCGAAGGATTATTGCCGAGATTCCTTAAGGTTTGCTATGGCTCAAAGCCGATTGTCTGGACAAGAGGTATCGGGCCAAGCGATGTCCCTAACGCCCCGATGGTGCAGGAAGCCCTGAATTATCAGCTTACCCGCCTGATTAAAATTTACCGCAGGATGAAATTGATATTTAAAACTGTAGTTATGGAAGGCGATGGTTTCGCCAAATGCGTATGGGAAAAAAAGACCAGGCCATTCATAAATTTAACTTATTATCTGCGCAATCCGATTACAGAAGAGTTTATCCGGGATGAAGGCGGTTCACCAGTTACGGTAAAGAGTGATTTCAAACCACAGCCTGACGCTTTTGGTAATATCCCGGAAGTGGTCAAGCAAGAAGTTCCGGAGGAAAAAGTTGTTTACGAGGGGCCGATGGTTTATGGCCGGACAATCAAAGAAATTATTATTCCCAAAAATGCCATCAGCCCCGAAATTGAGGAATGGGACTGGATTTGCGATACCTATGAAGTGACATTTGACTGGTTGGCCCGCAGGGAAGGCGATATGCAGGATGGCAAATTCAAGAATGTGGGTGAGGTCAAAGAGAAAGTCATTGAAGGCGCGTCAAATCATAATACCGCGATGCGTAAGCCTATACTGATTTATGAATGGTATGG